GCCGTAACTGCAGGTAAGTTAGCAACATCCTCAGTAACCACTACTAAAATTGCAGCTAATTCAGTTACTGATGCCAAGCTTGCAAACTTTGTCCAGGACGGTACAGGTGCTACTGGGCTTAGTGTCCACACCAAACTTAAAGAGATTATCTCGGTTAAGGATTTTGGTGCCACAGGCGATGGTTCAACTGATGACTATGCAGCTATTACGGCGGCTATCACAGCCGCTGCCGGTAGAATTCTTATATTTCCCGAAGGTGTTTATCGGATTTCACAACAGATCTTCTTCAAGGAGTCTAACTCCATCATCCGTGGTGAAGGTGATGTAACCATCAAGAGTATGGATGGTATCCATGGCACTATTGGTACTGTGGGTATTGGTAACCCTTACACAGCGACTGAAGCTACAAACGGTGGATGGAAGAACTATCCACCTACTGAGAACCTAACCTTAGAGAACATCAAGATCGACTACAACCGATCCCGATGGTTCATTGATATACCAGCAGATGAACCAACTACGGCAGGACGCTGGATCTCATGTGCACTGTCTATTGGTAATGCTAAGTATATTACTGTAAAAAACTGTCGAGTTACTGACGGCAAACGTCAGAGTATAGATATTACTTGCCCTATGGGTAAGTATGCTTCAGAAGCAGGGGAAGACGATCCAGGCACTTTAGCTGAACTTATCAACATGCCTGCTAGTCCTGTTGATGTAAACGGTGATGCCATCTTTGGGGCACAGTTTATCACTATTGATAACTGTATTGCAGAAGGATCAGGTGATGATGTTATTGCTACTCACTACTGTTCAAACGTTCTAATTAAGAACAGCTTGTTTCAGTACACTAGCGGTAAAGGTGCTTCGTCTAACACGAACTGCATCGAGATTGATGATGGCAGCCGTAACATCACTGTTGACAATTGCACAGCCTATAATGGGATGGGTGGTATTGAGGTAAAGGGTCATCCTCCTACGCCTACTCCTTACAACATTATTATTAGCAACACTCGAATCATCAACTGTGCTGATTCCTTTGAAAATCATCACAACGATTGGGAGGAAAGAGTTGATGGTCAATCAACCAATGCTTGGAACCAGCTTTTAAACACTTGGTATGACGTTAGTTCAACTAGCACTAAAACAGTGTTTGATTGGACCTTCCCGAATGATGACTTAACCAGTGCTTCTGATATTGAAGTGTCATTTGACACTACCACTGGCACAGAGATAGTACAGACAACAGGCTTTACTGTTGATTTTGCTGGTAAGACAGTCACCTTCAACAGCGCCCCACAGGATACCCGTGTTCGTATCAGACGTAGGTTCTTTAAGCTCTGTCCTGGTACTGAGTTCGAGTGCTACACATATAATGGTGAATCTCCTCTTGCTCGTGGTCTAACCTATAGCAATATCCAGATTATTGCCCCTCAGCAACGGTATTCAATAAGTTCGAATGGTAAAAAGAACTATCTAGGAGCTGCCCGTGCTTTTGAGATTGGAGGTTTCAATGAAGTTAATCTTCAAAACTTCTACATCTCTGATGGTGCGAATGATGTGAGTGGTGGTGTTGATGGCTATAGACCTACTCAAGGTCAAGTTACCTTAAGAGCATCAGATAACTCGTTCTTCTGTAGGAACCACGGTTACAGAATTGGGGATCCTGTTAGGTTCTCTAACCTAGAGCCCAACGATGGTTCCACAGGTATCGTAGAAGATGCCACAAATTATTGGGTTAAAGAGATTACTGGTAGAAACAGGTTTACAATTACAAGTGAGTGGGAAAAGGTTACTGATACTCGATCAGAATACGATCCAACCAATGCCACTGAAGTCTCAGTAAATGCTAATGGTTCAGCAATGCTCAACGTACTGGGCACTGGAATGTTCCACATCCGAGATGGTGTTAAGTCACTAAGTATTGACGGTGTTTCCATTGATGGATTTGGTCGGATTGAGACTGCTGGTGGTTCTCCTGATGCTACCTTTGATTCTCAAAGAGTGGTGGCACTCCAAGCTATTAACATTGTATCCAGTACCCGTGGTTCTCTCCATGTTAATAACTACCGTTCTAACGATGGTCCTATTCAGGTTGTTAATGGTACTGGTAGTTGGCAATATACAGGCCACATCAGTAACGTCTATGCTTTCCAGAGTAATGGATCAACTATCACCTTACAACCCATTAAGTCAACCAACGAGAACTTAACCTTCTCCAATATCACCATTGCTGGTTATCCAGAAGGTCGGAAGTGGGCGACCAATGGACCTTGCCATGATGTCATCTCTGAAAGACCTACAACTGCTTATACCTCCAATGCAGGTGCGGGATCATTGATGCGGAATAAAACAACAGGACAACTGTTGACCAAGGTCACTGATTCAACTAGCAGTGATTTCCTAAACCTAACTGCGCTTGCTTGGGCTGTTTTTGATGGCGGTCAATCTTCTTTCAGTGGCTTAAGCTTTAGACGGCAGAACAACTTTAGTACCACCTGGGATAAAACAAGTTCGGGTACTTATAAGCTGTACTTAGCTGACCATCTTAGGTTTAGTTCGGCTGCGGAAGTTATCATTTTCTGTTCGTCACCGTCGTCTGGTGGCTCGGTTTATGCTAGTAATGTTGTACTCGATTCTGTTGGCCGTGCCTCTTTTACAGTAACTTCATTTAATAGCTCAGGCTCACTAAACAACCCTGGGTATGTTCGGGTTCTGGTGTTTGGTATACCTCTTTGATAAAGCGTTAGTGCAGTTATATCTAACCAGCAATTTATTATTTACAAACAATGATCACACTTATCCGTCCAATCCTTTTTTCATTTATTCAGTCAGATAAGGTCAAACTCCTTATTCTAGATCTTCTAACCAAACTGGCAGAGTCAACCGACAATGAAGTCGATGACAAGGCTGTTGAATTCATCCGTAACGGTCTATTCCCTGCTAAACCTCTGGACTAATGGACTTAGGTGAGCCGCCTGTACTTCCGTATATAAAGCTCCCTGAGGCATTTTCATTACCACGTCCGGTACTAGACATACCACGAGCGGAATTGCCTTATTACAAGCCGCTTGTGGTGCCTCCTAGCGACCTTAGACCACCTCCGGGAGTCAAAGGAACAACACAATCTGACAAAGAAAAACCTAAACCCAAACCTCCTCCGGTAAAACTACCGGACATACCTAAAGACACACGAGAGATAGACATTCCATTTACGGATGTCACGATGCCTCTCCCGTCTAACGAAATACTTGTTACGGCTGGTACTACTGCCACCGTGTCTGTTGCAGCCACCCTTACAGCAACCGCAGTCTTTAAATGGACTGTAACTGCAATGAAACCCATTCTTAAACAAGCATGGACGAAAATAACAACGAACAGAAAAAGAAAAGTTTTCTAGATAAAGTTAAAGAAAACACAGAAGATGAACTACAAATTCTCGGCACATTTGTTCGTTTAGGTGTGGTTGTTTGGAGTGGTTTTATTATCACCCTTAACTACGTCGAACTACCTATGATCAAAAAAGGTCAAAGTGGCGGCGACATTACATTTGTAGCCAGTGTTTTTACTGGAGCTTTAGCTACGTTTGGATTGACTACATCTAACAGCAAACAAAACCCTAAATCTCCTGAAACCAAAAAGAAAGAAGAATGAAAAAGCTAATTATTTTACCCCTAATCCTTTCCTTGGTGGGCGTTATTAATAGTAATCCTGCTGAAGCAAAAAGATTAAAAGGAAGGCCAGGTGTCATTACAGGATACTGTACAAAGCGTAATCCTTGTTCAAAGATGCCTCTGGTCCGGATACCAAAGAAATGTAATCTTTGTCAAAATAAACGACCAAGGAGATTCCGTTGAAAAAACTACCACTATTACTACTTTTTTTAGCTGCTCCAGTTTCTGCACAGTCTGTTACCCCACAGTTCACCCAGGGGTCTATGTCATCGACTACCACCACCACGATTGATATTGATCGCACTATTGCACAAGAAATTTATGGTGGTGAACATACATCATGGAGTGGTTCAAACGTTACACCCAGCTCAGATATTGCTGGAGATATGACAACATTTTCAGTGACATCACCTGGCGATCCTTGGTCGCTAGAAATTACAACACGAGAATCAGGGATAGTCGAATCAATCGACATTCAAGAAACAATCAATTCCGTCTCTACTACTACATCGCTCTCTATTTTCTCGCAATAACTCCGGTTTTTGCAAGTGAATCAGAGGGAGACCAAATAACATCTAATCCTGTTGCTGCTGCAACGGGTAATGTAACTAATCAGGCTGTACAATTCCAAAATAATGGAGCACCATCACGTCAATTCTTTGGTGCTAACAGTTCTTGTAATGGATCAACGATGACGTTTAGCCCGTTTTATTTGGGCAACGACACTATTCCTTACAAAGCTGATGGTTATGTTCGTTCTAATAATTATGGTGCACAGATCAATTTTATGTTTCCACTAGATGGCGGCATGATTGAACAGTGCAAGGAAATTGCTAGAAGACACGAACAAAAGATGCGTCTTAATTATGAGATGGTTCGTGCACTTAAATGTACAGAAATTATGAAGTCTGGATTTACTTTCAGGCCTGGTAGTCGTGTTGAAGTGTTATGTCACGACATCATACCAATCGTATCCTTAAATGATAGAAGCAATAGTAACGCTCTCGATAGCAGTAGTAGCAGCGGGAGCAACACTGAACAACAGACTACATCAACGAATAAATAACGTACATGATCGGATTAGTGGTCTTGATCGTCGCATTGACGGCGTAGAGCTGGGTGTTGCTCAGGACTACGTTTCTAAACAAGATCTACGAACAATGGTAGATCGTATGGAAGATCACATGGTGCGTATTGAAAGCAAACTAGATCAAATAGTTCTTAGAAATGGCTAAGAAAAAAGCAACAGAAGACCAGTTTAATGAACTGCATAATTTAGTTACTAAAGAGTTTCTTGCCCGAATTAAATCCGGTGAGGCAACTACTCAAGATTTAAAAGCAGCTTGTGACTGGCTAAAAACAAATGACATTAGTGGTGTGGCCTACGACGGTAACCCACTCTCGAAGCTCGCTCAGGTAATGCCTGAGATCGATCCTGAAATGGTACAGAAACGACTTTATGGCTCAACAGTCCGGTAGCTCTACAGCTCACTACGCCGGTAACCGTAAATCTTTAAACATTAAACGGGCTTACCAGCGCAAATACAACAAGAAAAAGAAAGAGGTTAATCGCAGAGTTGAACTCAAGCGTATTAATCGACAGAAGGGTACCTACGGCAACGGGGACGGTAAGGATGTATCTCACAAAAAAGACGGAACTGTCTTTATGGAGAAAGCTTCTAAAAACCGTGCACGTAACCGCAACCGCAAATGACCCCCTTACTTCCAACTCCTGATCACTATCTTTACAACCTAATAACCATGACATCCTCTGAAGCCAAGCGCCTTTGGAGGCGCAGTATTAAAGAACACTTTGGCTGCACATGCGTTTATTGCGGAGAGACTTATGAATTACACGAACTTACTTTGGACCATGTACATCCTCGTTCTCTTGGTGGCGAAGATGTCAATACGAATGTCGTACCAGCATGTACCAGATGTAATCAGGATAAAGGAAGCCACCATTGGCGTTCCTGGATGAGGAACCAATTTGGAAAAAACTTACTTCGAGAATCACTTATTTCGTCACACATTAACTAATTATGGCACTTACTAAGAAGGACGCTAACGCTAAATACGACAAGCTTAAAAAACAGCTTAAAGATGGAACACTTTCACAGAAGGATTTCAAACGTTCTGCTGATCGTATCTACAGCATGTATCACAGTGATGCAAACAAAAAGACTCGTAACGCTAAGCCAGCACCTAAGGCTGCAACACCTAAGGCTGCAACACCTAAGGCTGACCCACAACGCAATACCGGTTCCGGTCGTGATGGATCCTTTGGTCTAGGTACTTCTGGTAAAGGTCGGCCAAGTGATCCAGCGCGTCCTAACCAAACAAAGAACGGTGCTTCTTTGGGTAGCAAGTTAAGTCCCGCAGAAAAGAAGCGCAGAGAAGAAGCGGCTGCAAGTGTTGGCAAAAACCGTCGTACAGGTACAAGTCGTGGAGGATCTCGTGCCTCTAATAACAACAGAGGTCAACTACGCGCTAATACCAGCGGACCCAAAGTTGGCAGTACCAGGCGCATCAGAAAAGGCAGAACCTATGTCACTCAAATGTGGGACGGTAAGAAATACGTTACCGGAAGACTAGGTACTAAAGGAGCTAAGGGTTAACAACCTGTGCCTAACGGCAAATAAATAATACCGCGCTCCGAAAGGGGCGCTTTTTTAATGGCTATACGACCCACTGAATTAAGCTGGGC